CTCATGTAGTTAGCGCTTGCACGCGCCATCTTAGATTCAGGAATTATATACTCGCGCTCATTACCCTCTCCCACCATCGCAAGGGTAGGGCTGTCCACAACGCCGCCTTGAGCGAATTGTGGCAATTGCGGCGGTTGCAAATAAGGTATTTGCGGCTGGCGTGTTATCTGCCCAAGCTTGTTAGCGTGTTGAATTATTGCATTGATAGGTGCTATGATAAATGATATTGCTCTAACAATTCCGTTTAATATATTATTTACAATACCTTTCACTATATCCATAGCCGCTCTAAATGGAGCGACAATAGCCTCTTTAAGAGATTGGAAAGCGTTCCCAATATTTTTTATCATGCCGGCTATTGTGTCTTGCACTGGCTTAATAAAGTTATTGTTAATAAAATCTGTAACTGCTTTAAATACTTTTTTAGTTGGCTCTATAAATGTTGTATTAATGTATTGGTATGCCGCAGTTGCAAATTTATTTATTGCATCTTGGACTGGCTTGATAAAGTTGTCTGCTATATAAGTTGTAACAGTAGAAAATAATGCTTTAGTCGGTTCTATGAATGTTGTATTAATGTATTCGTATGCTTTTGCAGCAAATTGATTTATTGCATCTTGTACCGGTATTATAAAATTTTCATTTACAAATGTAGTTATGGCAGTAAACGCTGCTTTAAAAGGGATAACAAATAGCAAATCAAAAGCTGCATACAGAAGCCTGCCTAGCGTTTTAAATGCCTCATCCATTGGCTTAATAAAGCTTTCATTAACATAAGTTAAAAGCGATGCAAGCGAATCCATAAAAGGCTTGATAAAGACATCGTAGATAAATGTGGCTACAGGCTTCAAAGCTTCGCCTATAGCTTTAAACGCTGCACCTATCTGGTCCCTAAACGCATATATTGCAACGCCTGCTGCTGTGAGCAATACGGCCCAACCTACGGGACCTGTGAATACGCCAGCAATAATTCCGCCTAGTGTTTTAAGCCCAGCGATTACAGGCAACAAAGCAGGCGCAAATCCGGCAATTGTTGCACCTATTTTTAAGCCGCCAATTAATCCAAATAAACCTACTACTCCTTTAATTACAGGAGCTAAAAGGTTAAACGCTAATGCAAGTCCACCTACCGCAACAACTATGTCCTTTATTGGCTGAGGTAACTTGCTAAACCCTGTTGCTGCTGCGGCAATGCCTTCAGCTAGTTTTGTGATTGTTGGCAACAGTGCTGTTATAGCTTCATTGAATGGCCCAGATATTGATGATGTTACTTTATTAATTGAATCATTAAATTTATCTGCTGCCGCAGCCATCTTCCCGTCAATTGTTGCTGAGTATTCATTAAGTGCATCCTTGCCTTCATTAAGCATTGGAATTATATTCGCGCCTGATTTGCCGAATATCTCCATTGCTAGTGCAGTTTTTTGCACACCGTCTGGCATCTTAGAAAACTTATCCGCTAAATCCAGCATGATGGCATCAACGCCACGAATCTTGCCTTGCGCATCAGTTGAACTAACGCCAATAGATTTCAATGCCTCGCTTGCTTTTGACGCCGGGTCAACAATACCCTTAGCCAACTTGCCCATTGCTTTTGCTATTTCATCCAAGCTGCTGCCGCTATCATTTGCAGCCTTACCAAATTTATCTAGCGTTTCAACTGCCACGCCAGTGCGCTGGCTTAAGTCATTTAAATTATCTGCTGCGTCAACCGAACGCTTGCCAAATGCTGCTAATCCCGCTAATCCAATTGCAGGCACAACTGAACCCAATGCACTGCCAAGGCCACCTGCAATCCCTTTAAGCCGCCCGAAGCTGCCTTGCAGCCCTTCCGCTTGCCTGTCTAGTTTATTGAGCCCACGCTCTAGCCCTTCAACAGAAGCCAAGCCGTCTACCGTAGCTTTTATTTTTACTGCTGCCTGCATATCTAACGCCATATCAACCTCCCTTTTTGCTCAAAGCTGCTAGCACTTCTTGCTCGATAACTTGGATGTCATCCAACATGGCGGCTGCATCAATATCTCCTTCTATTGTAACCAGCCACGCAAGCGCATTGTAATCGAGTCCCACCACGCCGTTGGGGCCTGTACGCCATTGCGTTTGGCAACGTAAAAATAACTTTACCGCCGGCCACGCTTCTGGTTCCACTTCAAAATACTCAGGTTTTGGTTCTGGTATCTCTATTCCAAATACTGCTGCATCATCTTGGGTATCATCAATAACGCCACCTTGCACCCAATACAAAGCAGCGTCCCTTAGTTTTTTGTTTTTACTCCAGCAAGGCTATCAAAATAAGCCACAATAATCGCAGATGCTACTGTTGGAATATCAAGCAATTGCTGCTTAACAGTTTCGGAAAATGTAACGGCATCGCCATCGCTATCAACTACACCTTCCCATCCAATGATTAATTCATTTGCAATTGATATATCTGTGATGTTGTTATCTACCAGTTCGTTACGTTCCGCCGCTTTGATGCGGGTTTGCACATCAGTTTGTATTTCATTAATCCTTGCCTGTGGCAATCGCTTAAATTCTGCATCAAATGTTTGCTTCTCAAACTTGCCGCCATCGACCGGAAGCTTGAAGCTTACCGGCCATTTGTAACTGTTGGATTGCTTAAGAACAAAAGCCATAAAAACTAGGTGAAGGTGAGGGTGATTTCGTCATTGCCTGCTGTTGTAGGGATGATTACAAACGGCAGGTTAATCATTTGAATGCCATCCGAATCTTCGTAGGTTGGGTTGGCAATATCAACCTTAGGCGCAACCATGGTAACACGGTTGCCAAGGGTGGTGCCATGCAGCAGGCTTATCACCCCAGTGGTGTCATCGTTTGCGATTGTGAAGAAATCCTTCTGCGCGATGGTTGGGGCTTCAATCATGCACTCGCCTTCTGGCGCGCGGTTGACAATTAATACAGACTTATCACAACCAACTAATTCCCGGTATACGGTTTCGTTTGCCATATCCAAAGTAAGCGACATCAAGCAGCCGCTATAACCAAGAATTTGGAATGCCGATGTGCTACCAGCTTTAAATATCAATGGTGTCGCTTGGTTGCTGTAGGTAACGGCTGGGGCAGCAGTGTCAGTTGGTGCGTTATAAATGCCAACCATTGTAAATTCAATAGTTGGAATCTCGCCTACTGCACAGTTAAAAGCAAAGCTACCGCGTGCGCCTGTGATGGTATGTAATACACCATCGTTATTAAAGTGAATGGTGACGCTATCAAAACTCGCGCTAACAGGTTTGTATCCTACGTTTGCAGCAATGCTGTACAGGCTGCTTGCGCCTGGCGTAAATGCAGCGGTGCTGGCCTTTACGGTTGCAACCTTAGTGCTGCCCACATAGTCAGTAATCACGCCAACGTTGCCGCTACCGGTGCCGCTGGTGATGCTAATGACCATGCCGACGTATATGTCATCTGTTGCGCTAGCTCCTGCTGCCAGCGTGATAGTGCCCGCAGAACCTGCCTGCGCAGTGCCGGTAACGGCTGATGCTGTAGTGGTCTCTGACATGCCGCAAGCTTTTAACAGTCCGCCAAAGCGTGGTGCTGTTGCCGCTGTGCCAGAACCTGCAAGCTCAACCTCAAACGTAATGCTTACACGCGTGTTAGCCAGAAGCTGGTCACTGTTGCCAAGGTATGGCCGAATTAAATCGCGGCTTACAACATCAGCCTCAATCGGGGTAACCTCTAGGCTGCGAACCAATACCGCATCAGTGCCGGCAGGGCTGCTGTCAGTCCCGTAGGTTGTTTCTACTTTTGCCAGGATCAGGCGTTTGCGTGTTAACAGTGCCATCGTTCAGGACCTCAGGGGTTGGTGTGGGCTTGCGTTTGCCGGTGATGGGGTCCAAAACGTATGAACCGCCTTGGCCTTGGTATTCATCAATCATGCTAGCTACTTTAAATGGATAGATTCGCCACATTCGTACGATAGCGGACTAAGAAATCACACGCAATAACTCCTGCCGGTTGGTCTGCCTCTACCAGTTCAAAATTTACCGACTGCGGTTGCACATCAATTGCATATCCGCCTAAGGTTAAATCTGCCATCATCTTGGCATGTAAGCTTTCAACTGTTGGGTCGGCTAATTGGTCTGGGATATTGCCGCGCACAATTACCGCAACACGTACAACCAGGCTCCAGTCCAATGTCGGCAATGCTGTGTTCTGTTGCGCGCTATCGCTTATTGGTTCAATCACAATTGCGGGGCTTTCGCCCCTTGTGATTGGCTCTACCCTGCTGCGGTAAATCCTGGTGCTAACGCCTGTAGTGCCCACTAAAGCCGCAGC